TTTAGCCCAACAAAATCCGACATAATCTGCTAATCTATTATACACTATGAAACCTTACCCAGATGTAACATTACTCGTGTGTAATTTTACAAATTTGAAACCTTACGCGCACGTAAGTTTACAAATCAGGAGCAGGTAAGCATTTTACACCTTTATGTGAGACATTTTCCGTCTCTTTATGTAAAGTTTTTCCGTCTCTTTAGTCGGCCCCGTCAACATCCATAATTTCAAAAGCAATCTCTAACTCTCTCCTAACTTCTTCAGCAATCTGTGGATGTTTGGCAATAACATCCCGTAAGACTTTAGACAAAATTTGATTTACATTTTCAGCCTTTTGCATTCGAGAAATGTATTGGGCATCAGCCTGATTGCCACCCATTAACTTGTGTAACTGAGCTTTTTTAGTTGCAATTTCCCCAGCTAACTTAATTGCTTGTATCCTTGCAGGAACCATGCCATGATCTGTTGCTATATTTATTGTTTCCCACGCTTCTTTACTTAACTGATCAAACTCCTGAAGCGCCTTAATTGTATTGAATTGTATCTTTTCAAGAAAGTACGGGTCAATTTCCGCCTGTCTATTTAATATTTTTCTATACTCAGCAATCATTTCCTTGGTGCGCTCAAGTGGCGCATTCATCAAAGAACTAATTTCGTGAAAAGAATAACCCTTGACATGAAGCAACCCGGCCTGCTCAATGTCAGCCAGTTCATCAATAATGGTTTTTTCAGCAGGTACTAATTCTGTACTAACTGGCTCAATCTCTGTCATTTATTCCTCTTCTTTAGGGAACCTCAACTCGAGCTTAACAGCTTTTGCTTCCTTATCCAGTCTATCATATTCATAGCCATGCATCTTAATATACTGCACTCTATAATTAAACCAGCCCTCAACACCCATCCAAAATTTCTTATCGGTTGTCTCCTCTAACTGAATTAACTCTTCATCAGTCAAAAGAAAACTTAAAACGCCTAAAGGCATATAAACAACCATATTGTAGCCCTGGTCTTTATCAGAAGAATATTCTTTCAAAAAGTCTTGGAAAGCCGTAATGACTCTCTTAACACCATCGCCTGCAAAATAATCAATGTTCCCGTTAGCATTTCTAATCCTAGGGCAATAATCATCTACATGTGTTACTGTTCCAAACGTCCTACAGACCATTGGCCTGTAACGATAAATGGTGCATCCACCCTTGTAGAAAGCGCAATGTCTTTTGGTTACGCCACCCGGCTCCCAATCAGAGTCATACATTGCTTCTTTTAGATTATTTACAACTTCCTCCATCCACTCATCGGCAGCCTGCTGCCCCTTATCTTCGTAAGTTAGATAATATTGCTGACGCAGATTAAAAGCAATGTTTGCACATTCTCCCATGTGGATATTCAGTCCAATCCGGCAACAGTTGCCAGAGCCCAAACACTTATATTGAGTTGCATTTTGTTTTGCTTCAATAACCCTAACTTGATTATAAATCATATCTAAGGTTGCAAAACTTGTAATATCTTTTACACTTACACTTCTTCTCATTGATCTCATTGCCCTCTAATCTCCTTTTTTCTTTGCCTTACTCTTTTTTGTATTTCTCTCTTGCGCTCATTGGCAGCTTTTTGAGCAGCAGATTGAGGTCTCCTCATGCTGGTTGCAGACAAATTTCTACCCTTGCCTCTAAATTTAAGAAGATCGTACTTCTTTACCCAGTTATAAATTGCCTGCGGGGTGACTTCAATATTGTAAGTATTTTTTAAGTGTTTGCAAATGTCTGTCAAGTTCATCCTTCTTTTAACATACATTTCGTATAGAAAAGCTTTGTCCTTGTATGGCTCACTTTGCATTTGATTCCTCTAAAACTTTCTTACAATACCAAAGACCAATTCCTGCTGCATCTATAATATCATCATCCTTCAGATATTCTGGTATATCCGTAAAGTAATTTTTTACAATTTCTTGCACCCGGCGCTTTCTTTCTTTTTTTAATTTAATAGCAAGAGAGCCTTTTTGTCCGTCATTAGCAATAATTTCTTGTTCTTTTTTATTTAAATTTTTGTACCCAATGCCAGATTTCCAAACTAATGGATTCACATCTGTGACTTGACAGCCAAAATTATTTAACACTCCCCAGGAATATCCTATAATGTAGGAAATAACTCTACTTGTTTCAAAGTTTTGCACATAAATTGACTGCTCAATGACTGCAATACTTGGTTTATATTTTTTATAAACAATTTTAAGTTCTTTATCAATAACAGAAAACTTTGCTGATGCCCCTTTGTATTCTTTGTAATTAATTTTTCCACAATCAAAAATAGATATCTTAGATTGTTTTATATCATAAATAACCCAAGCCAAAGAATGAGATGCCGGATCAATTGATATGATTCTTGAATTTTTAACTGATGCCACAAGATTTCCAATTGTCATATTTATTCGCCGCGGGCTTGTTTTTCCGACCATCCCCATGACATAAGCCGCTTAATATATCTTTCTCTCTTACAATTTTCACAAATTTTTTCTTTATTGTAGCGAGAAAGAACGGTTCCGCATTTTGGAGTTTTGCAGATCCGTTTTTTATTTTTATTATTTTTCTTTTCATAATAGTTTGCAAGAAGATTTTTGTTTGTAACAATTCTTCTACACTCTGGAGAGCAATAGACAGCATTATATACTTTTGCTACAAAAACCTTACCACATTCCGGATTAGAACATTTCTTCTTTTCCTTTTTGTACATTCTCCGACCAACATAAAGCAGCCAGATCGCAAGAACTGCAGTTTGCTGATGTTCTCTTGTATGGGCGCTCAGGTATCTGATTATTCAGATAATTGTTATAAATTTCTGTGTATTTTTTAAATAGTTTTGTAATAAATTTTTCGTCTTTTTCAATGTAAATTGGTAAAATTTCTTGATTGTTTTTATTTTCGTAAATTACATACCCAGAATCAAGATCTAAGCACTTCATATAGATTTGAGCCTGTCTGTAATGCTCATCTTTTGGTTTATTATAGAGTTTTCTGTAATGGAAGCCCTCAGAACTAATTGATTTTAATTCAATCAGTTTTCGACCACCCCATTCTATGATACCATCTGCTGTACCCTCAATTGGTGGAGAATCATACTTTACAGGTATTTCTTCTTCTAACAAGACACCCATATCTCTAAAATAACTATAAAGTCTATTGTGAACCGAGTGTCCATTGTCAAAAATTCTATATGTTTGTGGACTAAAAGATGATGTCATTTCAACGCCAGAAAATAAATAATACCAATATCTAGAGCATTGATTTGTGTAACTTGGATGAAAGCCACTAACTTGTTTAAATGTAGGCTTATTTCTTTTCTCTAAATGCTCGTCTATGCCCTCAACAAGCGTTTTTCTAATTTCGACAGCAACTTCCTGTGCGACATCTTCTTTTTTTTCACGTAATTTCTTTAATGATTTCATTAATTATTTGCTCCTTTTGCTGCTAGTTTTAGTGCATTTATATTTTCTGTTAATGCTTCATACATGGTTTTCCATATATCATTTACAAATTTGTCTTGCTCAGACATCATTGTAGATTTTCTCTTATACATTTGAGATTTTACAATCATTAGTGTTCTATATCCAGCAAGAACATTGGCATATTTAATTGCCTGAAATCCAACATATCGATCTGGATTTTCAATAATATCCTCAACTATTCTTAGGCATTCTAAGAATTCTTCAGCCTTATCACCCATGTGATTAGCCAAAATTTCTCTATTAATTATCATATCTGGCATATTTATCTCTTTCTATAAAACTGAAGCCCGACAAGCCAATTCGCAATGTACACACCAAAGTATACACCATCATCCCAATTAAAAGTGATGCCAAGCGCAACCCATCCATATAATCTGTCACAAATAAATTTAAATCGCATAAATTTTTTCTCCTATCCATTTTGCTACAGGTGTGGCTACCGCATTGCCACACATTTTATATCTATTTGTATCTGCTATTTTTTTACCACTTGCTGCAAACTCAGTATGCCCATCTGGAAAACCCATCAGTCTTTCACACTCAATCGGAGTCAATCTTCTCAAAATAAGATCTGACGTCATTACGCCATGCTGAGATATTGTATCTAATGTATAAGATGGATCATTTTCATCACCAAATCCTTTGCCTTGTGGGCCGGCTGTATCCGATCTTCCAATAATTGTGCCTTGAATTGGAATTGCAATATGGTCTGCAGAATCAATACCAATCCTGAGTGTTCTATAAATATTCTCAGAAACTGCATTGTTATATCCATCGTAGGCCAATATAGGCTGTTCTACACCAACCAATGGTACTTGACCACCACCAGTTCCCATTCTATGTTTAAGAGTAGGAGCAATCTGATCATCGTAAATACGAATATCGTTTGTTCTTGTGCCATCAACAATAATTGGTGGCACGGCAACAGCAATTCCATTTTGCCCATACAATGTTTGAGAAATATTTTCAGAAGAAATAGGGTCTTGTTTTGAATGAAAAGAAATTGGCTCTACAGCAATATGTGGAAAATTATCACCATTGTGATGCTCTGCTCTAAGAGTCGGCACTACATCCTCAGATACCCCGCCACCTTGACGAGTCATAACTCCGGGCTGAAAGACCAGCACGGTTGCTCGACTTTCCCCGCCATTATCAAATGCGTTAAGTGTTGGAGATACACCGCTTTCAGACCATGTTTCAAAATCTTCTGTATTTTGTGCGCGTCTAACTTTTACAAAAGGCTCCGCAACAACATTTCGCTCTGGTCTTTTATAATCGGTAGCATTAAGGGTTACCCCTCCTTCTGCCCATCTTGCGTGTCCTGATTGACCGTAGAGGACAGGGCTATCAGGGCTTTCTTTAGTTTCTCTGGCAACTCGTTTCCTTTTTTTCCTGCTCTGTTTAATATTCCCCTTGCTGTCTTGGGGGACAGATAGTATTTGCTGTCCACATCTTCCAGCGGTTGCAGGATCGTAGCAAGCAAGCACAAAGATTCTTCTTCTGCGCTGGGCGACTCCGAACCATTGTGCATCCAAGATGTGCCATTCAAGGACCAATGCCCCGATGTTTGCCATTTCATCAAGGACTTTTGCGAAGTCTCTCCCATTATTACTTGTGAGGGCTCCTGGGACATTTTCCCAGATTGACCATTTTGGAAATTGATTTCCAGTTGCATTTCTCATCTCCTTTATTATCCTAATTGCTTCATGAAATAAACCTGATCTTTCACCTTCAAGACCACCACCCTTGCCAGCAACCGATAAGTCCTGACAGGGAGAGCCAAAAACAATGCAGTCCACTGGAGTTATCTTTCCCCCATCAACATCTTTTACATCCAAATATTTTGGAATACTGGGCCAATGCCTTTGCAAAACCGATTGGCAGTGTTTTTCCCATTCTACTTGCCATTGACAATCCCAACCAGCTTGTTCCATACCCAAATCAAATCCACCAACGCCAGCAAATAATGAACCAAATGTTTTACTCATAATCTGATCCTTTTATAAGTTCTCTGAACACTTCCCACTCCACTATAGCAACCTTAGTCTCGGAATGTTCGCCAAATACAACAGAAATGCAAGGATAACGATAGTTTGAATTCCAAGCGTTTTTTCGGTGCTCAAGCCAATTATCAAGAGTAAGCGTAAATGTCTTGCCATTGTGTTTATAATCAACAAGAAATTTATTTAGAGTAGCATCACCCTTTTTAACACCACGCCCAGAATTTTTAACACCTTTAGCTTTATCTTTTTTTATTTCTTCTTTTTCTGTTCTCTTCAAGACAAGATAGCCTTTTCAATTGCTTTTCTCTGCTGAGAAGATAAATCTATAGATGTAAGACCATTCCACTTGCTTTCGTCGTAAGTATACCACGCTCCTTTTCTTTGAATAATATCAGAATCTACAGCAATATCAATAAGTTCTCTATCCATATCAATTTTGCCCTCCTGTGGCAAGACGTAATAATATCCGGCAGTCCCAATGCTTGGTGTTTGTTTTGATTTTTCTATTGTCCAAGTTGCTTTTTGGCTTGTAATAAGATTACTGTCATCTCTTTCCATTTCACTCTTTGACATTGAAAGAAAAAGTTTGACAATATTATGCATATTATGGTGTACGGTATTGCCCATCTTACCTTTTGTTACAGCAAACATACCACTAAGATCAACTGTTTGATGAGCAACAAAAAGCATAATATTTTTTTCTTTGTGCAAATAGTTAACAAGTTTCTGAAGAAAGAAACCTTGTGATCTAGCTTGTAGACCCATAGCCTTACCGCCTTCTGGCTTATCGTAGAATTCTTCTTTAATAATATTTGAAATACTATCAAACAAGAAAATATGTTTTTCTTCTGGGTGAGTTAGAAAATCATAGATATTTTTAAGAATATCCTCTACAACGGTTGACTGAATTACGACAATATCATCAACATCAATCCCGCATTTAATTGCGTACTCATCATTATATGATGATTCAGAGTCCACAATGATTGGCCGGTATCCCATCTTCTGGGCTTCAGCAATAATTCTAAAACACATAGTTGTTTTACCAACAGATGGCGTTCCCCAGAATAAATGACTTGCCCCGGTATGTAGTCCACCACCTAGTGCTCTATTCAATCCAATGCTTGGGGTTGGAATAACCTCATGCACTGGCATCCTATCGCCTTTGCGTTTATCTACAATTAACATTATACCCTCCTAAGCCACAACTGATAGCCTTTTTGTATAACACAAGAATATTCTGAATACATATGTACAAATAAATCAATTGGAATCCTAGGGTAGTATTTTATTCCACGAGGATGAGCCCAAGCATAATCATCAAAAGCTAAAATACCATTTGGCTTTAACAAATCCCATGAAAGCAATCCATCAAAAA